CATATTATTTTCTCATCATTTCAGATTTAGGTCTATCGTTTCTAAAATCTGCTTTAGTAAGGTAAGTTGTTTCTTGGAATTGTAATTGCACTTGAATTGCAACCGGCATACCAGTTCTACCTAAAGCTGGATTGCTTTCACCAGGAACTTCATAAGCTGAAAAACCATTAGGTGCATAATTCACATCAATTGTGGTTAACACACAAGTTGCAATTGGTGGTATATTTGGGTTTTGTGAAGAACCATAATAGAATTTAATATCAAATTCAGATGGCGGTATCAAGAAACCTTGTGCGCTTGCTAATTCTGGTGCTTGATGGAAACGAAGTCTTTCAATAATCTTTTGAACCTCTAGTGCTTCTTTCTCATCTCTTGGATAAAATGTAAAATCAAATTGAAATTGACGGAAGTTTGGTGACTTGTAAATCATTTCAAGCATAGGATTTTGAACTGTGCCTGTAGCCGCAGTAAATAGTGCTTGACCTGTATTTTCACCAGCTAATGATGATACACCCTTGAGGACATTACCTGCAGCTGATTTTGCAGCTGCATTACCCGCACCCATGTAATCGCCAGCTTTAACTTTTTCAACAATAGAACCGCCAGCAGCTAATGCTTGTCCTGTCATTTCACCGCCTAATTGTAGTTGGTCATATCCTTGTGCATAAGTATAATTTAATGTGTCGGGCATATACAACGCAATAGCATCACTCGTAAGCGTGGTTGTTTTTAAGAAACCTAAACTGCCACCAGTAATCTTTTTAATAGAAGTGTCTATCACCGCTTTGGTTGATTCTGAATTGCCGTTAAAGATAGAGGCTTGACCAAATAAATTGCCAATTTTACCAGTGACACTATTCAACCCACCCAAAGCACTACTTACACTTTTACTAGCTGCATTAGTAAGGCTTGCAAACTTTCCGCCTGTGGATGAATTGATTGAATTTAGCCCGCCATTTACTTTGCTCAATAATCCACCACCAAAAGCACCAGATGCGTTTCCAATATTTGCACCTAATGTTTGAGAAGCGGCTGAAGAACCTTTAGTTACTGGAATAGCACTATCACCTATCGTTTTGCCTCCATAACTTGTATGTCTTTGTTGGCGAATATAGATGACCATATAATGGCCCTTATCTGCTGATCCAACATCTATTGGATAACGAAAGGTGTTTTTCTCAAAATCAGTACCTTCAAGTGCTGATAGTGGACCATTTCTTCTACTGTCTTGTTTATTGAATGTTATATCACCGAAACCGAAAAGGGACATGTTTACTTCCAGAGGTAAATTGTGTTAATTAGCATAGATAGTATTTATGTCATATAAAGGATGGTTTAGACCAAAAAACCCAACAAAATACAAAGGCGATGCAGCTAATATCGTCTATCGTTCCAATTGGGAATTAAGAGTAATGAAACATTTAGATATTGACCCCAATGTTCTTTGGTGGGCGTCAGAGGAGTTGTCTATTCGTTACAAATCACCTATTGACCAAAAGATGCACCGTTACTATCCAGATTTCATTGTTCGTGTTAGGCAAACTAACAATAAAGAAAACACTCTGGTCATTGAAGTCAAACCAGAGAAACAAACCAAGAAACCAACCCAAAAACGCAAAACAAAGACATTTATCCAAGAAGCCATGACTTATGCAATTAATCAGGAGAAATGGAGAGCTGCCGACCTGTTCTGTAAAGAACATGGATGGGAGTTTAAGATTTTAACTGAAAAAGACCTTGGCATTTGAGATAAATAGACGATGGCATATTTAATAGACCGTATCAAATCGTCTTTAGCAAAAGAAGGACTAGCTCCTCGTTCTAATCAAGCGAGAGCTTGGTTACAATCTAAAGTAGCAGAGTTAAGACCGACCCGTTCAGCTTTAATGAGTGACAGGAATAAACTAAAAGAATCGTCAGTCATTGGTAAGATGTATTTTTACTTTTATGACCCAAAGACAAAAGATACGATGCCCTATTATGATAGATTTCCATTGGTTATACCGATTGAATCATATAACGATGGTTTCTTGGGACTAAACTTACACTATATTGCTCCAAAATATCGTATGACACTTTTGGATAAATTGAGTGTAACAGCCTCTAATAACACATATGATGAGAAAACAAAATTAAGACTGAATTACAGGTATCTAGCCAATGCTTCAAGAGTGTTTGAAGCGACACCGTGCATCAAAAGATATTTGTTCAGTCAAATACAATCAAGATTTTTAGAAATAACAGCAGATGAATGGGATATCGCAGCTCTATTACCAATGGAAAGTTTTGTTGGCGCTTCAACCAATAAAGTTCACGCTGAATCAGAGGAACAATTTTAATGTCATTTTCACCTAATTTATTCTTATCTAATGTAAGAGCAAAAGACGGCTTAGCTAAACCATCAAGGTTTGAAGTTGTTCTCCCTATACCAACATACATTGGAAACTTTGTTGGTAATTCTGTGATTGAGAAAATATTAAATTTTCCCAATTCAGTATTTAATGATGTGAGTGATGCTATTGGTTCTGCTTTTGGTCGTCAAGGCGCCAAAGATGAACAATCAAAATCATCTAATCCATCCGTTTCAAGATATTTGGCTTTACAATGTGAAAGTGCTGAATTGCCTGGAAGAACTTTAGCAACAGCTGATGTAAAAATATATGGTCCAATATTTAAGGTTCCTTACCAATCACAATATGCGGATACAACACTAACATTTTTATGTACCAATGATTTCTATGAAAGAAAGTTATTTGACCGTTGGTTAGAAGCTATTCATCCTTCTGACACAAACAATCTTCGGTTTCCAAAAGGTCAATCTTCACGATATATGACCAATATTAAAATTATACAATATGATGAATTTATTAAACAGATTTATGCAGTTGAATTGATTGACGCTTATCCTATTGGTGTAGCACCACAAGCTTTGAATTGGGGTGAAGATGGATTCCACAGACTTCAAGTTCAATTTGCATATCAATATTTAAGAGTGCAATATGAAGGAACTTACAACCTAGCTTCAGCTGCAACCGCATTGTTTGGAGCAGCTGGTGCAAGATTATTGCCTTTTGGAAAAGCAGCTACAAGATTACCATTTTAATTATTAAAGCGAGGTTATTATGTTACCTAAACTAGATGTGCCTATACATGAAGTTAAATTAATTTCAACGGGCAAAACAATCCGTTTCAGACCATTTTTGGTCAAAGAACAAAAACTATTTCTAATGGCGTCAGAATCTAGTGACCCTAAAGAAACAGTTAATGTCATTCGTCAAGTATTAAAGAATTGTGTGCTTGATGAAATTGATGTTGATTCATTACCAACTTTTGACCTTGAATTCTTGTTTATGAATTTAAGAGCTAGGTCAGTAGAAGAAATTGTAGATTTGAAATACAAATGTAATAATGTGGTTCTAAATGACAAAGGTGAAAGTGATGCTTGTACCGGTGTTGTTGATTTCAAAGTTAATTTACTTGAAATTCAACCTACAAAGAATCCTAACCACACAAATAAAATTCAACTGACAGATAATTTAGGTGTTGTTCTCAAATATCCATCTTTTGATATGATTCAAAGATATGAAGATAAAACTGAATCAGACATTATGTCTTCAGTATTGGTTGACTGTATTGATTATATTTACGACAAAGACCAAATATATTATGCTAAAGATTCTTCAAAAGATGAGTTGGTTGAGTTTGTTGATAACCTTCAACAAAAAGATTTAGAAAAGATTAAAGTGTTCTTTGACACCTTGCCTGAAATTAAAAAAGATGTCCATTTCAAATGTCCAAAATGTGAATATGAAGAGGATATCCAAATAAAAGGCCTACAAAGTTTTTTCGTTTAATTTTTCGTTATGATACACTAGGGAACTACTATCAGACCAACTTTGCTTTAATGCAACATCACAAGTATAGTTTATCTGAGCTTGAACAAATGATTCCTTGGGAAAGAAATATCTATGTTAGCTTATTAATTAGGCACCTTGAAGAAGAAAAAGAAAGATTAGAATTACAACGACAACAGAGAAAAAATAGATAAAAATGGCATCAACTTTTGCTAGTAGATACTTATCTGATATTGAAGAAGGTAAAGGCCTTGGTGCTTCTGCCAAAGAAATCTTCAAAGATACCAAAAAAGATATAGGTAAAAAGTTCTCCAAAGAAAACCTTGTTAAAAGTGTTTTTGGTGGTGATGATATTTTTTCGGCCATGATTCGTGGCAGGTTGGGTATCACAAAGTATAGAAAAGAAAAATCACCAACAAAAGAAGGTGTTGATTCTAATTTCATAGAAACAATTGCAAGAAATTCTTTGGCTCTTCCTGGTATAGCCAAAGATATGAATATTCTTCGCCAAAACATTGTTGAATTGGCGAGAATTGAAAGAAAAGCCGAAGAACAACAAGATTTATCCAAACAAGGCGATTTTTTCAAATCACAAGACACTTTAGAATCTCAATTAGAAGCACAAAAACTCAAATCACAAACTCCTGGTTCTCCAACAGCCGTTAAAGCTGGCGGTGAAGAAAGCCCACCAGATGGTAAACCGAAAACAGGCGGCATGTTTGGTGGTATTGTTGATTCTATAAAAGAAGGATTACTTGGCGGCATATCTGGTGCATTTAGTCCTAAAATGTTAATTGGTACCATAGGTAAGA